TACGTAATAGGTCTGGAGTTATCTCAAATTGCATGTTACACCTCGTAGTGAAAAGGGGAGGAACAAGTCCTCCCCATATTTAGTTACTTAATATCTACCTTACGAGGCTTTTTATCCTCTGGAATAATATTCTCCAGGAATATCTTTAGCATACCATTAATGTATTCAGCATTCTTAACTTCAACAGTATCTGCTAATGTGAAGTTACGGGTGAATGCCTTATCACTTATACCCTTCCACAGATATGTAAATGGATTTTCTTCAGCTGTAGGAAGGTTAGTTACTGTGCTGCCTTTAACCACGAGAACATTATTAGCAATTTCGATGTCAATGTCTGACTTACCGAAACCTGCGACAGCAATTTCGATTTGGTATTTATTTTCATCTGTCTTGATGATATTGTAGGGAGGATAACCAGGAACTGCTTTTGAAAATTGATCGTGAGCGGAAGACAATTGCTTCAGAACTTTATCGGCTCCAACGAACCAACGATCTAAGTTACCTGTATTGAATGCGTAATCAGTCATATGTTTCTCCTTTTCAGCGAGATAGATTTTAGTGACCCTTTCGGCGTCACTTATATAATATAAGGTTGAATGGGGGAGAATTCAATACCCTCCCCCAAACTTTTTTAATGAGTAAGGAGAGCAGCGCCTTCCTTACCAAGAAGAGCATGAACTCTTCCGAGGATCTGCAGGACTACACCAAAGACACCAAGTGCCATCCAGCCGAAGAACACGAAGCCCCAATGAAGAGGAGCAACGAACAATTCTTCCATGAACCAGAATGTATGACCCCATTCGTTAAGTCCAACATTTGGGATAATCATAAATGGTCCAATTGCTACAATCAAGAATGCAAGGCTGTATCCATGAGCGAAATATGGGATACGAGTCTTAGCATAAAAGAATGCACCAACTGCGATGATTGAGTAAATTGGGTAGGACATATAGAACTCGATAATGTGACTTGGAGTAAAGTCAGTGTCACGAATAACAGTCATATGCCAAGTACCATCTTGTTCAGTGAAGAATGATGCACCCCAATAAATTGCGATAGCATAAACAACAAGCCACTGAACTAAGCAGACTAATCTACGCATTTCCTCACGAGGAGTTACTGCGTCGATGTTACGGTCTCTTGTTCGCCAAAGATAACCAGCAAGAGCAAGTCCTGAAACTAACTCAAGAGGAACCTCTGTCCAAAGAATAGACATCCAGTATGTTTGAAATTCTGGAGCGAAGGAATCGAGTCCTGCTCTCCAGCCGAACACCTGTTCATAAATTCTAACGATAAGATAAAATACGTTTAATGTAGCTAAACCAATCCACATACCACGTAAGTCTACTACTTCTACTTTATCTGCTACTGCAGCAGTTGCAACTGTACTCATATTATTATTCTCCATGGAGAGAAAGAATCAAGTGGTCAGTTAGTCTTTAGAAAATATGTGACAGAAACTGCCACTCTTACCCCTATTTATATTATAACCACATAGGATTTTAAGGCTAATTTTAGCCGAACACCGTTAAATTTTAGCCTAATGTAGTTTCTTACCAAATGTTTCTTTAGCACAACAGTAGATGTCTCCGTTCTTTGTATCAAAGATAAAGATAGGTGTCATTCCTGCATCTTTATAAGCAGCAGAAGCATCTAATACTTTTTTGAACCCAGAATCCTCTTCATTGTCCACAGCATTCCATGCATCCATGACAATATTCTCAGGAACAATAATCAGATTTTGGGAGATTGTTGATTTCATCACATACCAAACTGCTTCTTAACAACTGCAACAGCTGCTTCAAACGCTTCTTCAATCTTATCTTTTGCTACGTCAGCGTCCTTTAAGATTTCTTCCATCTTAGCGACTGCTTCTTGTTTAGTTTCTTCAAGAATATTAAACATGCTATTCTCCTTAGTCCCAGAGTGAACTATAGTAACGACCAAACAAACGATAACCATTCTGTATACGTTCTTGGTGTCTCTTGTAGCCTTCATGATCAAACCAGTAGTCAGGATTTACTTGAATGTAAGTGAAACCTTTACCAACAATTTCATCATTAATTTCTGCCTGTTCATATTTAGGCTCGCCATGAGAGAATGAATCCTCCCAAGAATCATCAACAGTATTCTCGAAAGCAAAGATCATTTCATTTAGAATCCATTCCCATTTATAATGAATCCAGTTATCGTCTTCTGTCCCATGACGCATGTGAACTGGTAGATCCTCCTCATCAACAATAGGAGATCCTTGTTTTGTTGCTTTTAATTGCTTTAACATCGGTAGAATAATATGAGCGAGCGTATGATCCATTGACCATGTATCCTCACGATCAATACGAATCTTTATCTTACGTCGATGTTTTTCGTTTAGCCAGTCACATGCTTTGTCAATACAACCTCCATCAAACCATTCCCAAATCTTATCTTTGGTCTGTTCTTTTAAAGGTAATACACTAATGACTTTCCATGTGGAGAAACTACGTGGATACTTTCCTATAAATACTTTCATGAACTAATCTTTCAAGGAGTATGTTATGTTTGATTGGATATTTAGCAGAGGATTTTTGTATGGCCTAATCGCTGTTATTATAGCAGCTGCCATAGGCACATTCGTAAAACACTACGATGATACTATTCGTGCTGCTGCTCTCGCTGAGTTTAATCTGAAACAAGCACAACAAGCAATTGCTGACAGAGACAAAACCATCAGAGATCTCCAGGTTATTAATAAGAATAAAGAGGACGTCGTTCAAGAACTAACGAAACAACGTGCTGCTATTGAACAGAGTCTTGTTGATATAGAAAAAAGATTCAGAGATAATCCTAAAGTATCTGACCGTCAAGCATCAGAACTGTTGAAACAGACTATTAAAGAATTAGAAGTCGTCGTACCATGAAGAAATTATTATTGTTGATTGCTGTTCTTGGATTGACAGCTTGTAATTCTAATGATCCAGCGAGTCTTATCACGACCTACAAATATGTAGTAGTTCATCCAGCAGATGCGATGTATGAATGTCCGATTCTTAGAAGTTTTCCTAAGTGGCAGTCATTAACTGATGCTCAAGTCGCGAGAACTCTTGCTACATTATATAAGAACAACATAACATGCAAGAGCTCGATAGAGAGCATCAGAAAGTTCCTGAAAGACGCTGAAGTTCAGATAGAGAGCAAATAATTACCTGACTTCACAGATGGCTCTGCCTACCAGTTTACCACAAGACTGGAGAACCTGAATAAAGTTCTTTGCATCTGATAATGTAGTAAACTGTTTGGACTTCTCTATTAGAAAGCCAGTATCGCTCTTCAAAGAATACAAAACACGGAACTTATTCTTAGTAGACATAATGTTCTCCTTTTTAGGCTTACTTACTTAGTGAATTGACACTCGTTTATGCCTAATTTTATTAATTTCTCTCCTGATAAAGTTGCTTCTGGAGAGAAATCTCGCTTCAATTTACCCTTCATACTCGCCTGTATATTATCTGGCAGAAGAGTCATCATATAGTTAGTAACATCCTTACGAAGCACATTTGTTGTCTGGTCGTATGCCCAATGGAATGATACCTCTGCATTCTTAGTAACACAGACATTAGGAACTGCTAATGCCATCATACATGCAGATCGACAGGATCCAGTAATAGCTACTTGTCTTTTCTCAAATGCATATCTAACAGCTGCATCGATATACTTCTGAACTAATCCACCACCGTCTTCGGTAATAATAACAGGAGCTCTATAATCTGGCGGAACATCAAGAAACGCTGGCATGTTATCCTCCGATAATAGAATAATGACATTTAAATCTTTTATCTTTTTTCCACTGTTTATGTGGAATAGGATAGCTGCCTTCTGGTAGCTCTCCTTTCATTTCTTCATGCCATGCTATTGCTGCTGATTCTCCCATCTTTGTGATCTTGATACCGTTACCCGTTGCACGGATTGCTTCTGCTGATTCCAATTGCCACTGAAGCTGTTCAGAAAGTTCATCGAAACTATCAGCAACGTAGTTAGAAAGATCATCATATTCTCCATCATCTAAGACATTAGTGTTACGTTGATAATAGAGATAGGAAGACATTATTAACCAGCGAGCAGCTTTATCCGGAGACATGTTTTGTTCCTTCATATTATACAGATAGTATAACCTATATTTTATGAAAAGTCAAGTTTATTCTTCTACGTAGAACATATCCCACCAACCATCATCCCATTGGTTTTTTAACTCTTCAGATACTCCATCATAAGGATTATCAAGAACACAAACATCATCTTTATAGGCCATTACGCCTTCTTTATATACTAACTTTAGTTCATACTCAGTCATTCTCATTCATCCTCAGTATTACTTTAGAATCAACACACGTGTAAGTATGCTTAGAGTTTCTACCTGTATGATATGTTCTATCAAGGAGAGTACCACCTGCTTTTTCACAGTCAACTCTATATTGTTCTACGTGCTCTTCTTCCTTAAATGCCATGTATATTAAAGCTATTACAAACAGTATAAATCCAACCAACATAATACCAATAGTTTTATTATCCTGTGTCATTTTCTTTTCCTCTTGATCCGAGCAAATCTTATATAATCACCAAGCATAGCACCAGCAACTCTACGACGATCGCTTTCTAACATATTCGCCATATGAATCATTACAGTTTCTAATATCTCAAGACGATCTGTTTCTTTCAGTGTTCTATTAGCATAACACTCCTGCACCAAATCTCTAATCGTCTCGTCAATTGGTCCCATTTATTCATGTATCTCAAAGATATGCCAGGTTAATGTATTCGAATGACCTGCCTGGATTGTTGCGATATACTCATAGTTTTTCTTATCATAATCTTTCATTTCAAAACCAGTACCAAATACGTGGAAGACATACTTACGCTTCTCTTTCTTAGGATTAACTATAGCCCAAATAACTGGCGTATGTCCTTGGACTTGTATATCTAATATCTTTGCTGCTCTTGGCATCTCAATCTCAAATATAGCATTGTGATGAATGTCCTCGCCAAGAGGATACTTGAATATCATTTTCATCAGTTGACCCTCCATTCATTATCGTCGCAATTATATATCTTCTTACCAGGATATCTCTTTGGCACCATCATCTTTAATGATACATCATACTCCATCTGAACTATATCTTTGTTCGTGTGTATCAATACACAATGATTACGGAGGATATCTTTGTTTCTCTCGTCACTCTCTATTACAGCATATACTATTATTAGGATAAGAGCAAGCCCTAATCCTCCGAATAACACCATTTCTTTATTATCCATGGAATTTCTCTGCTTTAATACGTTTACGGTCATACTTTTTCTTATTACGTATGATACGTTGCTTGTATTTGTTTGAACGTAGAAGCTCAATTGCTACTATATTTATAGACATTTTCTTTATCTCCTACTATTACCTTACACCTCAATTATACCCGTTTTCTGGAAGTAGTAAAGTTCTTTTTTCAGAAAACAATAGTAAACGAACGTAAACGATAATAAACTAACAATCAATAACTTACAACGCTAACATTAACATCTTTTAATGTTCTGGGGGCTTTACTTTTGACAAAATATAGGGTATAATATATTGTAAGATTGAGAAAGGGACCGAATATGAACTATCCTGAAACAACTTTTGAAGTCCTTAAGATTATCGCCGAGACCGAGTTTAGACCTTTTGATAGCGTTGATTGGGATGCTTTCAGCGGATGCGAGACGGCCAACCCTATTATCGGCGAGTACGAGAACATGGCTGTTGTTATTGACGGCGATAACGTATTGTTGTTAGAAGAGAACGACGAATATGGTGGCAAATTGTATTCTCTGGTCGCTACTTCTTAAGATAAAAAAGTACTTGACTTTTTGAAAAAGTTAAGGTATA